ATTCAGATTAAAGGCCATAGTAGATACACCCAGAGCAGCGAACCAGATACCAACAACAGGCCAAGCAGCCAGGAAGAAGTGAAGACTCCGACTATTATTAAAGCTAGCATACTGGAAGATCAAACGACCAAAGTATCCATGAGCAGCCACGATGTTGTAGGTCTCTTCCTCTTGACCAAACTTGTAGCCATAGTTCTGAGATTCAGTTTCAGTAGTTTCACGCACCAAGCTGGAGGTCACCAAGGAACCGTGCATAGCACTGAACAGTGAACCACCAAACACACCAGCGACAGCAATCATATGAAATGGGTGCATCAGGATGTTGTGTTCAGCTTGGAAGACAAGCATGTAGTTAAACTGTCCTGAGATACCAAGGGGCATCCCATCAGAGAAGGAGCCCTGTCCAATCGGATACACCAGGAACACTGCAAAGGCAGCGGCAACAGGTGCAGAGAATGCGACAAAGATCCAAGGCCTCATTCCCAGTCGGTACGAAAGCTCCCACTCCCGGCCTGCATAGCAGGTAGCACCGATAAGGAAATGGAAGACGACGAGCTGGTAAACGCCGCCGTTATAAAGCCATTCGTCCAGCGAAGCGGCAGCCCACACTGGGTACATATGTAACCCAATTGCGTTCGAGCTGGGAACGACGGCGGCAGAGATGATGTTGTTTCCATACATTAAACTCCCAGCAACAGGTTCACGGATGCCATCAATGTCTACAGGAGGTGCAGCAATGAAGGCAACGATAAAGCAAATAGTAGCGGCCAACAGTGTGGGGATCATCAGAACCCCAAAGTGACCAATATAAAGACGGTTCTGGGTAGAGGTTACCCAATTCAAATAAGAGTCCCAAGGGTTAACTCGGGACTCGGGAGCTGCAAGTGTAGCAACCATGAGATGTAGTTAGTTGAGTCGTGTTACTTTGACTCGTCCAACACCAGAGGCAGTGAGACCGATAGCATCAGCCGCACCTTTACTGAGATCGATTTCCCTACCATGAATGTAAGGACCGCGATCATTGACCACCACTACGGCACACCGTTGGAAACAAACACGAAGCTTGGTACCAAAGGGGAGTGTCTTGTGAGCTGCAGTAAGGCCGTTTTGATTGTATCGTGATCCGCTAGCAGTAAGGCGGCCATCAAAGCCAGGCCCGTACCAAGAACTAATCACCGACAGAGTTGTTAGAAGAGGAATCATGATAAGAATGCAAGGAACTTTCTTATCTCCATCTACTCGTTAAGGCTGTCCACCACTCGCAGGAGGGACAGCCATTAGGGTTTACCAAATACCAGGGATCAACTGACCAGTCAGCGCGTAAGCGCCAAGAGCAGCCACGACACCAAGCATAGCAAGGCGACCGTTGAGGAGTTCAGCACGTTGGTTGTGGGGGGTGTAGTTCTCGTCCATATAGATAGGGGGTTCGTTAGCGAAGATGTTCTGTTGGTCGTATTCGTTGCTGGTGACGGTCATTAGTATTGAAGGTTAGATCGCTCAATTTTATCGTAAACATCCTGTCGATAAGCAGGATCATTGTCATACCGAGGATCACTCATGGCACGTACAACCTCTGCTTGACTACGGAATGCGTCAACAGTAGACACAGCAGCTCGACCAGTGAGTAGCTCACCGTCATAGCCCTGTGCTTCTTGGTAACGATAGCTCAACGATTGGATAGCAAAGTAGATGGCCTGGGGATCGCCTCGTTCCATCACCTGATCAAAGATGTTGATCTCTTGTTCAGGCAGGTTATCTGCTGCCCAAGCTGTCATCTGGTTGTAGTTATCAACTCCACCAACCATCGATTGGAACTCAGCAATGTCCTCTTCTCCAAGAGGTACAACGCTTGGTTCCGTATCACCACGTTGGAGCAGCATGTCAATCACATCAGCACCAGACATCTGGCTAACTGCTTGGATGATCTCATCACTGTACTCACCATTCCGTGCCTGCTCAAAGATCACATCAAGGATAGAGGAGTCATAGTTAGACTCTTCCTCTTCAACTTGCTCGGTCTCTTCTTCAGGTTCTTGCTCGGTACTTGCTCGGTCGCCAAGCTTACGTTGGAGTTCAATGTAAGCCTGTTCCAACTCTTCAGCATCACGGTACTTACCAGCGAGGAGTTGTTCTTGTTGTTCAGCAAGTTCTTCGCCAACACGCAGGGCATCTAACTCCTCTTCCGAGAACTCAGGTGCATCTGCTTCTGTTGGATCATACGTCAGTTCGTTTGCCATAAGTGGTGGTTACTTCAAGATTGCCAAGACCAATCGTCTCGACTTTGTTTTCATTGCCCAAGGTGGGCCGACCAACCTTGATACGCTGAGCGTACTTATTAGGGTTGGCCGACAACTCAGCTTGGACTTCAGGCGGCAGGGGGTTGCTGACCGGGGGCAGCTTCACCTTGGAGGGCCTGCTGGGGATTGCCTTGTCCATTGATCATTTCTAGAGCTTGTGGGTTCTTGGACGGATCCATCATTGGTGTACTAGCCAGAGCAGCAGTCTGCTTAGTCAGTTCAAGATCCTTCTGGATACCCAGCTGTTTCTGCTGAGCAGCTTCTTGATCTTCCATTGATGTGATCAGGTTCAGTACATCAATACCCATCGAGGCTGCGTATCGTTTGACAGCTTCGTTGGTATTAACTTCCTTAGCCAGTACCTCAGGTCCAAGTGTCTGAGCAAGCGTTGTAAAGAAGGTAGCCAATGACTCCCTATCTTGACCACGCCCAAGTGCATTGATGCCTGCAACAATCGTAGGATTCACCAGACCCTTAGGTAGCTTAGGAATCTCTTGATTACGTTGCATTACCGACAGCTTCCTATTCAGATAAGGCAGCAGGAACTCAACAGTCAACAGGGAGAATAGTCCACCGAGTTGCGATTCCAGTTCCATTTGAGTGAGGCGAACCTCTTCAGCTGTAGTGCGTTCGGATTGTCTAGGATTGAGAATCAAGAATGATTCACTGATCCTACGTTCAAGTACAGTGGCAACATCAAAGGCAGTCTTAAAGTCTGCAGTCTTACCTACAGTGATCGCTTGAATGTCATCAGGTCTGCCCTGAACGATTGCACCATTACCTGCTTGAGCAATGGTCTGTGGTTTAGTGGTAGAGCTTGGGGATACCGTGAAGATAACCTTAGCTGCTACCGCAGAGCCCTCCACAAGGGCCTGCATTAGGGCTTCCAGGGAGCGCAGGTCTCCTAGTACCTCTTCGACTCGACCACGCCCGTAGGCCTCTCCTTCGACGATGTTAAAGCGAAGGACGAGCCAGGGACTTGCATCAATAGGTGCCTTACCAATAGAGGTAGGGATGATCTTATCGAAGACCTCTTGATGCCAGATCCATCGGTTGTTATCTCGACGGACATATGTGTAGACATCTACATCCTCATCATTATCAGAGCCATCCTCACCAACTGGTTTGGGGAACTCTTGCTGGAGGATCGGTAGAAGCTTACGGCTGATCTTTTCTTTGGTTACGATTTCAATGACGTTACCGTTCCCATCTCGTTCTACAACGTAGCGATTCAGCGGATAGAACTTAAGGTTATCTTTACCCATATAGATCAGACCGTTACCACCAACAACCAAATGTTTGATTGCTTGATGAATCACAACCCGATCACTGGATGCTGCAATGGAATCCATCACAACCCTTTCCAGTTTAGCGAAGCTCAGGTCTAGTTCAGACCTAGCCTCTGCTGGGATATCGGTACCAAGTTTTGCATCATTAACTTGTAGCTTAAAGAAGCTGGTCTGAGGAGGCAGTAGAGCTAGCATCAGTTTCGATGCCAGAGTGACTACCCCTTTCGCGCCAACGCTTTGCCACGGTGTATGGATGCGTCCACGACCACCCCGTTGATTGTTATCATCTTGATTGATGAGGAACGGAAGGGTCAGCTGAGAGCATTGCTCACCTACGTCTAGAAACTGGGAACGATCTTTTGTCAGGTAATCGTACCTGTTCTTAGCTTTCATTTGTTATCCTCGGACGTTTAGTCCAGTACCAGATACACTTGACTTATTAACTTTCAGCTGGTTAGTGCCCTTTGAGGCTGCACCAGATTTCTTGCCAGATGATTTATTGGAGCGCATACCTGTAGCGTTGCCATTCAAAGTAGCATTAGTTCCACCTTGGATTGAGGGCATTTCAGGCTCTAGAGTCTCCAACGGCGTAGTGGCGCCAGCAGCAGCATCAGCTGCGCCATCACCAGTACCAGTACCAGTTGTGGTACCAGCCGCTGTAGTTGTTGTAGTTGTTGGAGTTGTTGGTGCAACATAACCAGCATTTGCATTCCACGCCGGTTTGATCTGCAGTTGAGGTGCCCCATTGAAGCTACCAAACACTTGCTGACCTTTTGGTACTGTCATGCCTGGTGTTGAATAACCACCCTGACCCTGACGCATAGGTGTAGTGGTTGCCCTCATCTGAGACAATCCAGTAGCAATAGGTCCCTGTTTGATGGCTCCTGGAATGACTGAGTTAACGGCGTCCTGCCAACTGGTTGGACCAAGCTTGCCCTTTGTATAAGCATTCGCAGCAGCACTACCAAGGCCAATGGGTGCTTTCTTTTTATCACCAAGCCTGCTATTCACCTTATCCAGGCGAGCAATAATCTGTGACGCACTCTTGCCACTCTCTTTACTGATCTTTAGCAGCTCATTCCTGCTAAGGTTACCGTTGGCTCCTGCAGCTCTAATAGAACCGCCAACTGACTGGTTCCTTGCTGGTTTTGCAGCGCCTGGAGCACCGTAGGTCACAGTTTCACCAGGCCGCTGACCTACCTGAGGAGTACTCTTGATTTGTTGGACTTTCTGTGATTGGGCCTCCCTGGCTGCGCCCCTTAGTGCCCCGTGGTCGCTTTTGTTGTTGTTTTTGTTCTTTGCCATTGTTATTCATTAGAAAGACGATCTGCTATCCACTCGACAACTGCACGTTGCCCAGCAAGATACATGATTGATGCGTGTGAATCATTAGGGGTGGGATTCAATGGTGGGAAGTTCTCTTCAAGTTCGTTGACAAGGCTGCTCAGTTGCAGCCCTTGGAACTCAAGCGTGTTTAGAAAGGTAGGAGATTGCATTA